CTTTTATACTTGTCTTTCTATTGACAGTAATTTCATACCTATCTTCATCTTTCGTAAAAGAGAGATAGATGTTGTAACCATCATTCACATAACGATTGGGAATGTCTGCTTTTTTGATACCTTTTGAGTTTTTATTGTACAATGCTTCTTCTATGATTAATGGGATGGAAGACTTCCCCATCCCATTAGTACCAAGGATCTGTGTAACAGTATTGTCGTTTAATTGTAACTCATTACCAGCACCATAACTAAAGCAGTTATCCCATTTCAACGTTTGTAGTGTAATCATTGTATGTTCCTATGATGTCTGGTATTTTATCAGGGTTTATTTCGAGTATATAAGTTAGATACTCTATTAACTCTTCTTGTATCGTCATCTCTTTATCCATAATAAGAGATGCTTCTGACTTTCGTTTTACTACTTTCTTGTCGAGAAGTTCTGAGTTCTTCACTCCTGCCAAGTCTTGTATATCCCCTTCTACCTCGTAGATCGTGTGATCAAACTCGGTTGGAAGCATTTCTTCACTACTTGTTACCGTCTTTCGAAGTAACTGTGGTAAACGAAACTCTTCCCACATCCAGCTCCAGTCATTCTCATTAATCAGTATGTACCCTGTCTTTACTAGATTTCTATGGAATGAAGTAGTCATTGGACTACCTGGGTATACAATATTTCTTTGTGTATTGCTATGAGAGTGTAAGTCTCCTGCAAATACAATCGGGAAGTCTTCAAACATATCTAAGTTGACTTCCGGTTTTACGTGTGGCGGTATCTCTCCTCTGACGTGCGTGAACAAAGGCTGTGCCGTATTAAAATGTTCGATTGCACCTTTTCTGTGTAAATCTGCATACGGCAAGATACCATATCCAAGATCATGATCAACGTATGAGATATCTACTACATTGATGAGAGGATTAATATCCCGTGAAACCTGCTTGAGCTGAGTAAAGAAAGTTTTATTTTTCTTTGTAGCTTCATGGTTTCCATCAAATATAATAGTAGGAATCTTTACTCCTCGAATAAACGAGAAGTAAAGCTCCAACTCTTCCATATTCGGCAGACGATCAAAGAGATCTCCACCGATTATGTGCATATCACACTCTTTCTCTAGTTCATAAACTTGCTCAAAGAACATTTTATAACGGTTTGTAGCCCACTTTACTGGTACATTTTTCTGCCCCAGCTTGATGTGCCAGTCTGCCGTGAAGAGAATCATCCTACATTGAACTCCGCATCTAAGGCTTCGTCATCAGTTTCGTCACCGTGGTTACGAACTCTGTCAAGCAACTCTTTTTGAGCGTCTGGAGTTGGACGAGACATAACATCATCCATAGATTTTAAATCAGCAATGATTGCCAACTCTCCGTCTTCCAAAGCTCTAGGCTTGCATTTCAGTGCTTGTAGCTGATATTCTACATTGTAAGGAAGTGGCCCAGTCTTTACTCGCTTGAA